AGTAGACGGTAGTACACTTTCAGTATACGTAGATGTACCAGTTTCAAATGGCACTGGTGTCCTACCTTTATCCCTCCCCCTAAGCCAATAATATCACTCACTTATTGGCAAATACTAATTATACTTAAGTCACTCCTGACTCTTGTTGCTTTTTATTCAATAATGTATTAGATTGAGATTAAGCCATCTTATAGAGGAATTACAATGCCAAACACTCCAAAGCCTAGAAGTTTCCAACAAATCCTTAATCAAATGATTAAAACGTTTACAGCTAAGTCTGGTGTAAACGATCAAGCTCCAGGCTCTGTAGCAAGAAGTCTTGTTGAGGCAGCAGCCCTATCAGATTTCCAATCTCAAGGTGACATTTATGCAGCCCTTAACTCAAATGATGTAGATCGTGCTGAGGGGATTGATTTAGATAATATCGGTATTGCTCATGGAGTGACTAGACCAGAGAATAAAGCTGCGTATGGGTCAGTTACATTCTACTCTGAAAATATTACAAAGATTTCAACAAAGATTTATGCTGGAACTGCTGCACCTCCAAAAAACTCAACAACTATATATGTATCAGATGCATCTAAATTTTCATCTACAGGATCTTTATATATTGGTCGTGGAAGTAATAACGTAGAAGGTCCTTTAGCATATAGCTCAATTGCTCAAGTTGGAAGCTATTACCAAATCACACTAACTACAGCAACGACTAAGAATCACAACCTAAACGAAGAAGTGACTTTAGCCCAAGGTGGGAATAGAGTTATTCCAGTAGGTACTGTAGCCCAAACATCAAGCGGTAATGCAACTCCCCCTACAACATTCAGAACATTAAGCGCTGTAACTATATTAGATGGTAATAGAGAGGTTACAAACGTACCTGTATTATGTAACGTATTAGGAGTTAGAGGTAATGCAACAGCTAACTCAATTGTAAATATTGCATCTAAACCATTCCCAGGTGCAGCAGTAACTAATCCATTGCCATTCATAACTGGACAAGATGCTATGCTTGACCCAGACTATAGACTTCTTATTAAACAATCAGAACAAACCAAAACAAAAGGTACAGACTTAGCATTACAAAATGCAGCTGTAGGAGTTACAAGCTCTGATGATAATAAAACTGTTGTTTCAGCTCAAATTAAAAAGCCAACCAATAGAAATGAGCCAGGAGTTGTATACATAGACGACTCCACAGCCTATCAGCCAATTTTCTCAGGACAAGGCTTTGAAACGTTAGTAGAGAATGCAATCGGTGGGGAGAAATACTTAACCCTATCTCAAGAAGATGTAACTAAAGCTTTATTGGAGACTAGCTTTGAAAGACCATATGCATTAACAGCTGACATGGTTCTTGCGGTTAAATGCGGTGGAGTTCTATATGAACACACATTTGCATCATCAGACTTTAATACACAATTTGCAGCTGACGTATTTGAAGTTGTTAACTCAATCAATGCTAATACCTCACTAGGCTTTAGCGCACGAGCTTCACAGAACAATAAAAAGATTGTAATCTTTTCAAAGAACTATACATCAGAAGATGTACAAATTGTAGCTCCACTAGACTCAACTAAAGTAAATGCTAATGACTACTTAGGCTTTTCAGAGAATGTATCATATACGTTACGTTTGTATAAGAATGATAACTTATTAGTTAAAGATGGAGCATCAGCTACTGTATATTCTTTACTACAGGATAGCTGGTCAACATTAGCATCTACCGAATACCTATGTCTATCTGTGGATAACTCACTCCCAATCACTTATACATTTACAAGTGCTGATTTCGTATCTTATGGATATGGATCAATGATTAAAGAAAACCCATTATCAGTATGGGCTCAAGTAATTCAATCAAAGATTTCAGGAGTTACAGTTGTAGCTGAATCTGGGAAGCTTTCAATAACTTCTAATAAAGGTGCAAGTAACTCTGCATCTATTGTTATTTACAACACAGTCCAATCTAACAACATTGGGCCATCCATGCCTAATAACAATAATTTAGCTACAAAGTTCTTTGGACTAAGTATATCAGTACCTGAGACTTTACAATCAGTTGGATTAGCCAGTGATTACGTATTTAATAGATCAACTGGAGAATTGCAACTATCCTCTCCATTAGTTAAGGGCGATATTCTGACTGCTGGGTCTAAGAATACTAGAGCTATGATTGATTCCAAATCAACAGCTACTGGCTATGTAAGTATTTCAGCTCAATTACTAATATCTCCCCCAGCACCGACAAGTAACGCTATGTTCGTTGTAGTTGATTCACCAGCTACGATCATATCTAACCTTGCCTCACCTGGATCTTCAATTACTATTTCAAATGTATCCACAAATATCCAAAGAATAACTTCGTCTAATTCACTAGCATTTAGCGATGTGGCAGTGGGGGATTGGATCATACTAGCCTCTGACCAAATATATTCAGCGTTGCCATCAGCTTTTGGGGCATACAAGATATCTAACAAGACATCATCATATGTTGACGTACAAGCCTTAAATTCATCTTTTGCTGGACTTCCGTTAACAATAAACCTAACTGGGACTCAAAAGATCATAACATGCCGAACTAATGGTCACGTACAAAAAGTTCCAGTAACATTAGTAGGATCACAGACAGTCCTGGCTATTGCTAATGACATTAATACATCTTTAGTAGGTGCTAAAGCCTCTTCTGTAGGTGGAAAAGTATTAAGACTTACATCTAATTCATTTGAGGCTGGACACACTACTCACATTGTAAGTTCTTCAGGAGTTGAGTCAATTGGATTCACTAATGGTCAAACAGATGTTAGTACAACTTCACATACAGCATTTAATCAATCTGGCAAATCAGACCTCACATTCATTAACTTTGAGACTGAATTCGTAGCTAGCAATGGATCACACGTAACTTCACCTGTAGATTCTATCATCCTTACAGCTAGTCCAAACTTAACTAACAAAGACTTAGTTGTATTTGAAAATAGCCAGACAGTAAAGTCAGCCAACAAAGATTTATATGCAAGCGTATATCAAAAATCTCCAGGCACTGTGCAAATCAGAAATACCCCATTACTTAGTGATGTAGCAGCTGGGTCTAGATTTTATTCTGGTGTACCATACAACTTCAGTTCTGATGATAATCTAACTGTAGTATTAGATCAGGATGGACTTAATAAGTCATTCAATATTAAAATGAGTCGTAAAGGTGTAATTAATAACCAAACATCGCCAACTAGCTCACTAATCTCTATGTATGATGCAGACGCAGGGCCGACATCTGGCTTTGCAGCTCAATTTGGTGATAACTTTGATTTTGCAGACTACAAGATCCACATGAAGGCTTTTGAAATCTTCAATCAATCCAATCCAACTGACCAAATTAAAATACAATCTGTTATATTTGGACCTACAGGCGAAAAGATTTGCTTTGGATTTAGATACCCATCAATTCCAAATTCATCTATGTCAAATTCAGTAGAAGTATCAGACATTACAAAGATATCTCTATACCTTCAAACAGGAGCTGAAAGACTTGGTGGGGGATGGACTTCATCAACTCAATTTGATGTGACAGTTACTGGTAACACTGCAAGATTTACACATAATGGAACAGGATCAGCACCAAGCTTCGTAACTTCAGCTCTTGTGTCTGTTGGCGATATTGTTAATGTAGATAATAGTTCAGGTTTTGATTTAAGAAACTGTGGACAATTTAAAGTTACAGCCGTAACTGATACCTACTTTGAAGCGTTACTTCCTAGCGCATTTGTACAGTCTAGCATACAAATCAATGCAGCCTCTGCAATTAGATTTTATAGACTTGGAACGAACAATAAAGTTTCAGATGTTGTAACATACATCACAAACAATCTGTCAGCTTATATTAAAGCTACAGCGTTAGGTGTTGGAACAAGCCAAGTAGTCAATGATTATATGGTTGATCTACAAGTTCCATATAATTTCTTAAAAGCTGGCGAGAATGCAGTGTCTATTTCTAACATAGGCTCAACAATCACTAACTTAAACCAATTCAGCCTAAAAGACTCATTGCCATCTGGATTCCCATCTTTACTGGTAGGTGAAGAGGCATACCTAATCCCAACTAGAGCAGAACATCTAGAGAAATTCTTAAATGTATTTGCAGTAACAGGACTATCAAGCGTTGGTAACATTACAGTATCTAATGACGGTAATAGCCTACAGATATTTAGCGATGTATATGGATCATTGGGAGCAGTGCTAGTATCTGGCGGAACGGCTAACTCAGTTGTAGCGCCACTTGTGCAAAACTCTTCAATCTTACCTAAGGCTTCAATCGCTAGTGCAACTCGATACAGAGCTGGATCTTTTGTTATATACATGTTCAACACGGACCTTACTGATTCTCTTCCTGCTGATAAAAGTGAGATATTCTTTGGATTTGCTAATAATTCATTTAATACGGCTGGTGGAGTAATTAACATGGCTGGACCATCATTGGTTCAAAGACGTGCTATATTCATGGCGTCTACATTTGTTGATCCAAACATTTCATCTGTAGTTAGATCGTCTAATACGGCTGTCTATACTTTGGCAAGCTCTCACAAGATTATTGTTGGGGATGTAGTTACAATTAGTGGCGTAGCTGATTCATCATTTAATGGTGTGTTTGCAATTACTAATGTGTCGTCTAACACTATTACAACTGTTAATGTTGGGGCGAATACTAGCTCAACAGGTGGACAGATTGATTCAGTTAAAACTGGGCCAGGGACATTATTATTTAATGACACACAATTCAGTATTGACAAAACTAGCTCATCTGGACTAGATGTAAATGCATGGATTAAGGTTCAGAACTCAGCTACACAGGATAAGTCTCTAGGATTTAAAGCTGACACACAATTAACACTTACTTCTGTTAACTCAGCCGACTCATCAACTGTAGCCATTTCAGCAGGTAGTGGAACATTCAGCACTCTAGTATCAATTCCGCATTCTATTAATGATCAGATACTACTTAGACAAGAAGGTCAATTCACAGTAATCACTCAAACGTCAGCTGTATCAGTTAAGTTGCTTGATGGCGGTATTGCTGAAGGAAGCTGGATTAGGATTGTTGGATCTGACTTCTCAGTAAACAATCAGGGTATATTCAAAGTTGCTAAGGTTCATCGTGGAAGTAACGATTCAATCTATTTTGAAAACCCAATCGCTGAAGAGCAATCAATCGTATTAACAAGCGCAAGTGCTATGCTTGGCTACACTTATGACTCAGTAATGCCAGGAGATTCAATAACTATAGGGACGGACATATTAGGAGTGTCAAATGTTAATACTTATACTGTGTCTAATGCTGTATTCCCTACGTCAAGTACCCTATACGTAAAAGAAATCTTAGGTGCTAGTGCAACAGCTGTGCTTGGTAATGATTATTCAAAAGTTCATTTTGTTGAGAAGAATCCATGGTTTGCATACAAAAAGATTGTTAACATTGCCCAAGATCCAACAAATAGCAAAAAATCTATTGTGACTGTGTTAGGTTCTGAATTAGCAAACAAAGCAACAACTGCAACTTCATCATACATTGAAGCTCAGTCTAAACTTAAGTTCTCTACATCTATTAAGGTGGGTGAGGATTCATATAAATATTACAATGGATTGATCTCAGCTGTAGGTAGAAAGATTCGTGGACAAGCTTATGATACTGTGTCATTCCCAGGATATGCAGCTGCTGGATCTTATTTAGTTGTTGATGCACCGCTTCCAAAGCGTATCCAAGTTGGTATCGTTATCAGAAATACAAGCGGTATTCCATTTGCTACTATTAAATCAAGAGTTGAAACAACTGCATCATCCTACATTAATTCTTTGAAGGTTGGGGAGAGTGTGATATTCTCAAAACTAATCTCTGAGATTCAAAAGGTTAATGGAGTGCAAGCAATATCTATTTCATCCCCTACATACAATTCATCAAATGATAGTATCATGGTTGGTTATGGTGAGAAGGCTCAAATCTTAAACATCTCTACAGATGTGGTCGTTACTTTAGCAACGTAGGTGTAATGTGGCAGATAGCTCAATAGTTAAACGGTTAAGACAATTCCTAAACCCCTCAATAAAAGGGAAGATGACAGATGCTTTACTAGAAGCTTTGGCTGAAGGGGATTCAATTAACCGTGAGAATATCCTGGCAGTTAAGCCTCAAATGTTTGTAGCTACCGCTACTGGCCGATTCCTTGAGAAAAGAATGGCTAATATGGGTGTGGATAAGCCGATTGGTGTAGGGATTGATGATGAATCATTTCGTCAATTAGGTATTAAACAAACCAATACTAAACTTGTAAGAAATATATTCCTAGATGTGCTAGAGACATTCTATGGTGCTGATGCAGTTAGAGCTTCAGTTAGATCCATTAGACCTCAAAGCTATAATCTAGCTGATGGAATGACGTTAGTTATCCAGGCTGATCAACAAAAATCCCCACTTACTGTTACTTTTACGACAACAGACTTTTCATCAATAGATATGGCAAAAGCAGAGGAAGTGGCAGCAGTTATATCTAGGACAGCATTTAGCTATGACTATCCAATTGTAGCATTTACAGAGACTGATTTTGATACTAAGCAAGTGTTTGTTAAGATTCAAACTACAACTAATGGCCATAAAGGTTCTGTGTCTGTTATTGGTGGAAGTGCACAGAATGAGCTTATGTTTCCAGGTACAGCACTAGCTCAATCTAAGTATGGCACTCAATATACTATTTCATCAAGCAATCAATTCATTAGATTTACATGGACAGGTGGGGCAGACCCAGGTCTTGGCTTTTTAACAGACAACAGCTTTGTTAATATCTATGGCGATGCGTTTGTTGAAATGAATAAGGGATCGTTCAAAGTTGAGAATTATTCAGGCGGACCACTTGGTCAAGCTTTTTTTGAAATATTAAACCCAAATTTTGACTTCATCAACCAAAACTCTGTAGTTGTAATGACTAGTGCGTCAGCAATATCAGGAGATGGGGTTGCTACAAGCCGAGTTGACATACAAAATCTTGGTGCCAATAGAACAAACAACATAGTAACTATATTCACGACATCTCCACACGGATTCATAACTGGACAAGATGTAACTGTAGCTCATTGTGAAAACACGACATTTAATGGTACTTTTACAGTACTTAGTACACCAGATGCATACACCGTAACATTTTTTAATAATGGTCCAGATGCAGTATCTAGCGGTGGAACGATTGAGGTTGACTACACAATCTTATCTCAGCCATCAGGTGCAGTGAGATCGAGTGGGAATGTCACCATAACCACTCAAACACCACATAGCTTAAGTGTTGGTAATCAGGTAATAATTGAGAATGTTGTCGATTCAAGCTTTAATGGAATATTCAATATTACAGCAGTGACTTCAAATACATTTACATACACACAAGACTATTCAAACGACCTAACATTCTTCACAACTAAAAAAGCTGTCATTTCACAGCAATCACGCTATGCATCTGTATATGAGACTTCACCATATGAGCTTACAATCTTTTTACCTATCTCCGCTCAAATTATCAGACGTGACTTAATTGGATCATGGC